CTCTTGAACGAGCGATGGGGGTCGCTGCACCAGGACAAGCTGCGCGAATGCATTCGCCAGCACCGCCTCGAGCGCGACACGAAGCCGGACATTGCTGCGATTCACAAGGCGTACTGCGCGATTGTGCCGCAGGCCGATGTTCTTGCGCGTGGTGAAGTCGTGCAGACTCGTCGCGATGCGACCTCCTTGCAAGGCCCGTCGCCGGCGGAGTACGCCGATTGGGACGCCTGGGCGAAGGATGTGCTAAAGACCGCAACTGCTGCGGAGATTGATGCAGCGAAGGAGCGCCTCGGCATTAGCCCCGACACGCATCGCGTGCTTGCGGTCGCCATCGAATACTGCCGCAAGAATCCGCAGAGAACGTAGCACGGCACGGTAAACTGCCGACATGCGACGGCGACGAAACCCCATTCTGCTCGCCAACATGGACGATTGTCTCCTCGGGGTCATGTACCCCAAGTCCACCGAACGGTCAGGAATACCCGTCGCCGTATATTCCGCAGACATGATCGCGGCACGCCTGCGCGACGAGCACGAAATGTCCATCGGCGAAGCCCGCACGTTCGTCACCGACAACATCGAAACCAACGAACTCGGCCCAGGCACGCCGCGTCTCATCTGGGCGGCAACCTCCGAAGATTTCGGCGAACCTCTGTGCAAACCCTGATATACTTTGGGAAATGGATATCAGTTCGTATGACGATTTCAAGGCAGCCGTTACCACGGCTGTCGTCGCACAGGGCCGAACCCGCAGCCAGGTCGCACGCGACCTCGAGCAGCAGGGCAAGCTTCGAGCGCATACCGTGATGTGTTTGCTGTCCACCGCGCCCGTCATCGGGAAGCGCACCGCCACCTTCGATTCCGCTATCACCCTTGCCGATGCAGCAGGACTACGGATCACCCTTACCGCCAAGGAAGCCACGTAATGCCAAGCAAGTCGCCGGCCCAGCGCCGTCTGATGCAAGCAGCCGCCCACTCCCAAAGCTTCGCAAAGAAGGTGGGAGTCCCCATGTCAGTCGCAAAGAAGTTCAACCGCGCAGACGTGAAGGCAAAGGGCAAGAAGCGCAAGTGAGAAAGCTCGCGGCCTACGGCGAGAACGGCCGCCGCGTGGGGGAAACACACCACAATGCCACGATCCCAGAGGCCATCGTCCAAGAGATCCGCGAACTCCACGAAGAACACCGCTGGGGCTATCGTCGCATCGCCAAACACCTCGGACTCCGCTGGACCACCGTCAGCAAAATCTGCCGATACCAGCGTCGCGCCTGTCTCCCAGCCGACTGGAAACGTATTGATGATGGACGTACATGACATCCCGGTAGGGGAACTCCACAACGACCCGGCAAACGTCCGAAAGCACGGGGAGCAGAACCTCGCAGCCATCAAGGCCAGCCTCACGCGCTTCGGGCAGCAGAAGCCCATTGTGGTGAACCGGGACGGAGTGGTCATCGCTGGCAACGGCACCCTCATGGCCGCCCGCGCCTTGGGCTGGCGCACCGTCAAGGCCGTCCGCACGGGCCTCGAGGGCGCCGAAGCCACCGCCTTCGCCATCGCCGACAACCGCACCGCCGAGCTCGCCGAGTGGGACGAGGGCGCCCTGCAGCAGCAGCTCGCCGCCATCGCCATCGACGACGAGGAACTCCTTGTTGCCACAGGCTTTGACGAGAAGGAACTCGCCAAGCTCGCCGCCGCCAACGCGCCCGAGGTGACCGAGGACGATGTACCCGAGCCGCCCGCCGAACCCATCACGCAACCCGGCGACCTGTGGCTGCTGGGCAAGCATCGCCTGCTCTGCGGGGACAGCACCAAGGCCGAGGATGTGGAGCGGCTGATGGACGGAGAAACGCCGCGCCTCATGGTTACCGATCCGCCTTACGGCGTGAGTTACGATGAATCATGGCGGGAATGCTCAAGCAAGGACTTTGGCGGGCATATCAAAGGCACTTTGCAAAACGATGACCGAGCCGACTGGATGGAGGCGTATCAACTTGGAGCGGCTGCAATTGCGTACGTGTGGCACGCAAGCAGCAACGCCCACATCGTCAGGCAGAACCTCATCGACGCGGGATATGAAGTTCGACAGCAAATCATATGGAGGAAGCCGTTCGGCGTGATGTCTCGCAGCGCCTACCATCGGCAACACGAGCCATGCTGGTATGCCATTCGCAAGGGCGAAAATGCCGCATGGATTGGCACGAGGACGGAAACAACGGTATGGGACGCGACGATCCCAAATCATCCGATGGCCGTCGATGATGACACGCGAACGCCTCACCCAACGCAAAAGCCAATTGAGGTAATGGCACGCGCCATCCGCAACCATGACGCACCGCTCATCTACGACCCGTTCCTCGGCAGCGGCACGACCCTGATCGCCGCTGAGCAGCTCGGCCGCGCCTGCTACGGCATGGAGATCAGCCCCGCGTACTGCGACGTGATCGTCAAGCGGTGGGAAACCCTCACCGGGCAGAAGGCAACCCGCGAAATGGTGTAACATGAAGCGCAGGAAGCCAGCAAAGGACGCTACTGCGCTTGCGAACATTGACGCAAAACCGCTCGCCGAAAAAACAACAGGCGAGGGGGAGGGGAGGCCTCGCGCCGAGATGCGCCTTGTCATGCGTGCCATACGCGAGGGATGGGTCATCGACCCCGTGGTCAAGCAGGCCATCATCGGGCGCGCATCCCGCATCCTCGCCAACCCGGACGCCAAGCCGAGGGACATCGCCAGGGCATCGGCAACGCTCATTGCCATCGAGCGGCTTACGCTTGACGCCGCCAAGGAGGAGGACCGCATCACCCGCCTTGACAACGGGCAACTCACCGAAACTGTCGGCATCATGGTCGTGACCGGCGTGCCAAAGCCGCAATGAAGCGCGTCGAATTGACCTATCACCCGCGTCCGTGGCAGCGAAACTGCCACATGCTGATGCGTCGATTCAACGTCCTTGCGCTTCATCGACGGGCTGGAAAAACGGAGCTTTCCATCATGGAACTCCTGCATGCGGCCCTTCAGTGCAACAAGGAGCTCGGCTTCTACGTCTATGTCGCGCCGTATCTCAAGCAGGCAAAGGCGATTGCGTGGGCAAGGCTGAAGCAAAAGATCACCCCCCTGCTGCTCGAAAACCGCATTGACATCAACGAGGCGGACCTGTCCGTGACGTTCCGGCACAACAAGGCCACGATCCGCCTGTTCGGCGGCGATAACCCGGACGCCCTGCGTGGCGTGCGCCTCGACGGCTGCGTCATTGACGAGGTCGCGCAGATCAAGCCGGAGGTATGGGAGGCCATCATCCAGCCAGCCCTCTCCGACCGTCAGGGGTGGGCGCTCTTCATCGGCACGCCCGCCGGGATCAACCTGTTCAGCGAGCTGTACTACCGCGCCGCGAGCGGCTCCCTCGAGGATTGGTATGCGGCGAAGTATACGGTCTACGACACCGACGCATTGCCGCCCGACGAGGTCAAGCGCCTTGAGCGCGACATGCCCGAGGCGGCGTTCGCACGCGAGTACCTGTGCGACTTCAGCGCGGCAGGCGACGACCAGCTCATCAGCCTCTCCGACGCCGAGAACGCGTCGCAGCGCCAGTACCAGGACGGCGACATCATCGACCAGCCGCTCATCGTCGGCGTTGACCCGGCCCGATTCGGCGACGACCGCAGCGTGATTGTGCTGCGCCAGGGGCTACGCATGGAGAAGCCCATCGTTCACCACGGCATCGACAACATGGCGCTGGCGGCAGCCGTTGCCAACGTCATCGAGGACCGCGACCCGGACGCCGTGTTCATCGACGCCGGGGCCGGCGCGGGCGTGATCGACCGCCTGCGGCAGCTCGGATACGACGTGACCGAGGTGCCGTTCGGCGGCAAGGCCACCTACGCCAACCTGTTCATCAACAAACGCACCGAGATGTGGTGGGCCATACGCGAATGGATACAGGCGGGCGGCTCGATCCCGAACGACATCACGCTCAAGCAGGAAATCAGCACGCCGATCTACTGGTACGACGCTGCCGGCAAGCGCGTGCTCGAGTCGAAGGACGAAATCAAGAAGCGACTCCAGGGCGGCGGAAGCC